ATCATAGTTAAAGCAAGTGAGTATGTGGTGTGGAGATAATACCCACTCGCAGATCATTTTATATCATTTTTTAAACCAAGATGGTAGGCCTAAATGTGGTCTTTTATCAAACAAGTTTTGTTCTGAACCTTTAGTTTTTTTATTATTATAATGTAAAAATACTTGGCAACATTCTTTACCTTTAAATGGTTTTCTCCAATGTTCTAATTCACAACCAGAATAAACTAACATATCTCCAGGTTTTAAAGATACTTTAATTCCTTTCATTCCCTCTTTACCTGATGGTTCTAAATATATATCCCAATGATCTCCACCTAAATTCATTGTAGTAGATATTTCACAACTAAATCTATCTTTATGTCTTTTGAGTTCATCTCCTTTTTTATAAATTCTTGCATAAGTATAAGATGGTTGTAATTTTAATCCTGTTGATTTCTCCATAATTGGTTGGCATTTTAACATTAAAGTTTCCATAGCTATATTAGAATATTGACAATATGTATGTGGTATCTGTCCATCTTTACCCTCATAATGACCTATGATATTTTCAAAAGGAGAAAAGTATCTATGTTCCATACAAGTATCATAAACTTGTTTTTGCATAAGAAAGTAATTGTAAATAAATAAAGCTAAATCTTTATCAATAGCTTCTCTAATTATTGTATATTTGTTTTTCTTAAACATCTTTACCTATTTCTTTTGGTACAGCTTGTATATTCCAATGTATAAATCTAAAGGGTTCTATGCCAAAATCTACTGCAAATTCATGTTCTAAATATCCAGGAAAAATTATTAATGTTCCTGGTTTTGGTTTAAAGTTTATAAGTTCTGTACCACCCCACACACCTTTTTGATCTTTCATTTTTAATTTAGTTGCTCTTGCACCTGTTCTTGGTTCATGGAATATAGGATAAGATGTTTTATCACTACATTTTAAAAAATAAAAACCTGAAACGTGTTGATTCCAATGAATATGTGCTGAATGATGTCCACCACCTTTTTTAGCAAACTCTTGAACCCATAACTCACTAAAGAAAGTTGTATATTGTGACATATCAAAACCTTGATGATCTAAATACTCCCAAGACTTTTGACCAATGTAATTTCTAAAATCTAAAAAATCATTGTCTAAAGTTAATGGTGTTGAATGATATGATCTTCCAAAGTCGCCATTTTGTTTTATAAATTTCTTTTCTCTATTTCTTGCATCTTTTATATATTTGTTAGATGCTTTGTTTAATGATTTTATAAACTCTGGTTTTTGTTCTGACCAAATTGGTGTATTAAAATAATTATTTATAAACATTATTTAAAAGGCTTTCCTAAATGCCATACCACAAGACTATATCTTATACCTGAGGTTACAGGTTTAACTCTATGCCATACAAATGATGGAAATACAATGATAGAACCTTTTGGTAATATTTCTTTACATTGTACTTTATGTTTTGATTCATCTCTCATGTGAGGATCGTAATTTCTAAAATCAAATTCTAATTCGCCACCTGTGTATTCTGATCCATCTGTTAATTGACAAGTCATAGATAATTTTCTTATTCTTCCATGTTCAGGATTATTAACATCTTTACGATCATAAGGTTTATTCCAACTATCACAATGCCAATCGTAATATTGATTAAGTTTATACTTTGTAAATTGACAAGCCTCTGACCTTTCCCAATCAAAGTTCCAACCTGCTGATCTGTTAGCTTCATGTACAAAAGGATATAATTCTTTGTATATCCAATTATCATTTAACCAAACTAAATCAGAGTTTCTTTTTTTCTTTAAATCTAATATTTCTTGTTTAGATAATTTTTTATTATCATAACCACCTGTTCTCGCCATAACTTCTCTTTGATTATTAGCATATTGTATTACCTCATCACAAAATCTAGGTGTTAATGCTGACTTAAAATACCAGTAATAATTAGATATATTCATAAGTTATAGTTTTTACAAAATTTAAACTATGTTTTTGATTATTAGTTAAGTAATACATATTAGTTGATGGAAACATAATAAATTTATTATTTGTAAGTTCTATATCCCAACTTCTTCCTTTTCTTCTATTATCATCATATAAGATTCTTACAAAACAGTTATTAGTTTTAACACCATAAAGTAATGTATAATCTGCTGAATTTTTTAAATCTACTGAATCAATGTTTAATAACGGTTTTGTATTTTGATTAGGTTTATAAATATTCCCCCAAGTTTTTTTATTTATTAATTGGAAACCATACTCTAGATTAATATGTTCTCTAATATAAGTATTTAACATATCCCAAGTTTTTGAAAATGGAAACTCTGAATCGTTTAATGTAGATTGTAAAATGTCCTCTGATAATTTATCTCTATCAATCTCAAAACCTTTAGGCATTGAAACATTCCCATAATATAAATCAATTTGTGATAAAATATTTTTTTTGATTTCCACACCAAACATAAAACAATAATATTATATAATTGTCAAATCCCAACTTTGATTATCTTCATTCCATTGATAAGTTGATTTATCTTCTATTTGCTCTTGTGTTAATGCAGGAGCATTTCCTATTGGAGATTTCCAACTAGCAGTATCTAAATCTTTTACCCATGATGGATAAGGTTTTTTAGGCCAGAATATTTGATTATCTTCATCCCAAATATAACCTACACCAGCAAAGTTACCTCTAAATGGAGTTCCACCATTTTTATGTTGATTGCCATATGTATTGTAAGATGTTTGAATCCACATTTCGGCAGGCCAATTATTATGAGTTTCTAAATACTGTTGTCCTACTGCTTCATCTTCAATTCCGTCAGCATTTAACATATCTTTATTATCAAGTGTTAATACTTGTAAAACTTTTCCATGTATTCCTATTTTTGAAAAATGTGCCATAATTTACCTATTGAAATTTATACCTTATAATTACTATACCTGAACCACCAGCAGATGCACCTACATTAGATAAACTTCCTCCACCACCTCCTCCACCTGTGTTTGTAGTACCTGCTGTTCCTGGTGTTCCTGAAGAACCATTAAAACCACCACCATTTCCTCCACCACCTGCACCACCTATACCACCTGGTACTGCATCTCCATAATAACCTGCTCCTGCTCCACCTGAATAATATCTAAACGAACCACAAGATTCACCATTAGAACCAAATGCTGTTGGTGGAAATCCAGCACCTGCTCCACCATCTGATCCTCTTGATCTAGGAGATGAACCTCCAATGTCCCCACCAGCTATTGCACCACCACCTCCACCACCAAATCCAGGAGGAGATGGGTCGCCATTTCCTCCATTGTTTCCTTGAGGTGGGCTAACAGGAGGTGTATTACCTGAACCTCCAGCAGAGACAGGATTTCCTCCACCTGGCCCTGCTCCTCCACCACCAGAACCTCCATTCCCACCTGCTCCAGTACCAATACCTCCAACACCTCCAGAAGCTGATGTTATACTTGAAAATACTGAATTATTACCAGAACTACCAGCAGAACCACCACCACCAACTGTAATTGGATATGCTGTTGCACTAGCAGTTATAGTTGAACCTGCTAAAGGTTTTCCTGGATAAGTTAAAGGTGCTATACTAGGAGAAGCAAATCTAAAACCACCTGCTCCACCTCCACCTCCTCTACAACCACTATTACCACCTCCACCACCACCAGCTACTACAACATATTCTAATTGATTACTTCCTCCTGCATTTCCAGCATCTGAAACAGTAAATGTTCCAGGCCCTGTAAATGTATGAATTTTAAAATCTCCTGAAGTAGTTTCTGTTCCACCTGAACCAGCAACAAATGATGCGTCTGGATCAACAATTATAGAAAATGCTCTATCTGATGTAGTGCCTGTTTCGGTAACTGTAATTCTTACTGTAAAATTTGAAGTTGTTGAACTAGCTTGTGCTGTAGCAGTTCCAACAAAAGCACCTGAACTTGAGTTTAAAGTTAAACCTGCTGGTAAGCTACCAGATTGAATTGAATAACCAACTGTTCCGAAAGTTGAACTACCTGTTACAGCAGATAAATTTGCGTTAGGGTCTGATCTTTGTGATGAACCTGCTAATGTTCCTAAAGAACCTGAGGCAGTATTGAAAGTAATTGTTGGAGTTGTTATTGGTGTTGAATCTCCAGAACTTGATACTAACCACCCTTGAGTAGCACCTGAATAAGTTAATGTGGTTGCTTGTCTATTTGCAGTTACACCTTGTCCAGATGTTCCACCCTCAATTTTTTCTCCTGATTGTGGAGTAAAAATAATAGCATTTGTGTTTGCATTAGATACATAATCTATAATAGTTACAGATTCCCCTGCAACACCTGTTGGTAAAGTAACTGTTACAACATTAGATGATGTATCAACAAAATAACCCTCATTTGCTGAAGCATTAAAATTTGCTGTTTTTGGAGTTGTCTGCCAATCTGTTCCACCAGCTACATCTCCAAAAGATAAATTTCCTGAACCATCTGTTTTTAAAGATTGTCCATTACTTCCATCTGCATTTGGTAAAGTAAATGTTATATTAGATGCAATAGTATCTGATGCTTTTAATCCAACATAATTTGAACCATTATCTGTATCTTCTGGTAATCTTATTTCTGCACCTGCTGTTGAATTTCCACTAACTGCAACAGGAGAAGTTAAAGAAACAGAACTATCTAACCAATTAACTGTGTTAGCTGAATAATCTATTGTTGCTAAAGATATATCATCTGAGCCATCAAAGAATTTTAATGTTGGATTTGTTGCGTTGGTGGTATCTAACCAAATTGTTCCTGCAACTGCTGAACTTGGTCTTGATGAGCCTGAATTTAATGTATTTAATGCACTTAAACTTTCATTTAATTTTGATCTAAATGATGGGAAAGTTTGGTTATCTATAGTTATTTGAGTTGTTTGTGCCATAATGCGTTTATATCCCTTTTAAAACCCTTTTGCAAGATAGTCAAATGTTCTTGATACTGCTGATCCACTTGAATTTTTAAATGTTACATTAAATCCATTAATAGTTTTAGATTCTACTAAAAAGAAATCTCCTGATGCCATGCCTTGTCCTGTGATACCAAGTGCATAATTATCAGTTTTAAATGGGTTTGTAAACGCAACAGTTTTTGTAGTTGCACCACTTACTATATCATTTCCTGATTGTATTCTATCTTCCATATCAACAGTTACAGTTGCTTGACTAATTACAGGAGTTGTTACTCCATCTCTTGAAATTAACACTAATCTAAACTTTAAGTATCTAGCAGTATAATCTCCTATTACAAAATTTTTAAAATCAGTATATGTTACATTATCATCACTTATAGCTATTTCTAAATGAGCATTTGAGTTAGATGGAGAATCCCCATCAAAAGAACCTGATTTAGCATCAAAAAATCCACTTTCAGAATCAAATAATTCACTTGGGTTTTCTGCAAACTGTGAAAGACTTGCTGTAACCCTTGATGTGTGAACTGCACCTATATCAATTACACTTGCAAATTCATAAGTACCATTAGAACCTAAATTAGTTAATCTTAATAAATTACTGTCTAGTGTTAAATTAGTTTTTGTTCCTGTAAAATTAGGGTTTTCTGATTGAGTTGTTATATTATTAAAATTACCAATCGTTGATACATTAGTTGCAATAATAGTTTCATTAACTGAGAAATTTCCTAATTTATCAATAGCTTTAATGCAATAGCTTCCGACACGAGCAGGAACTACGATTGAAGTTGCTGGTCTTGATACTTTTTCTACTAGCGATACTGAGTTTTGCCAAGTTGCACCACTTGTTAATGTTGAATATCTAATTTGATAATAAGCTAAATCTAAATCAGGTATTTGCTCCCACGATAAATGTGCTTCTCCATTAATAATATTACAAGAAAAATCTTCAATATCACTAGGTGGATCAATAGCACCTATAATAGTTCTATTTGCTGTTACATAAGTTGATGAAACTCCTAAACTTGAAACTGCCTTAACCCTTACATTATAAACCTTTTGGTCAATTACATTTAAAACTCTGTGATTTAATCCTGAACCTTGTGCATAAATTATAAAATCTGAATCTGTGCTTAACTTGTATTCTACTTGGTAATAATCAACAAAGCTATCAGGAGAAGCACCTACAGTTACATCTAAAGCTACAATTACAGTTCCATCATTATATTCAACTAAAGTATCATCTAAAGTTACACTTGCTGGTGGTTGGACAGTAAATGGATTAGGAAGATTAGTTGTAGGTACTGCTGTTGCTTCAGTTTTAGAAGCCCATGTATAGTGAGTGGCTTGATATTCAACAAGTGATAATCCTACAGTTAAATCTTGATTAAAAGTAATTCCAATAACTCTAAAAGGTTTTGCAGAAAATCCTAAAGAACTATGTGTAATATTTACTATATCTCCTATAGCTAAATCATAACCATTAAAATCAACATTAATACCTAAGGATAATGCTTCTCTACTTCTTCTAAGTATTACCTCAGACATTTCTTCTGCTTGATATTTTGATGTTATTGTTGTGAAATTAAATCTGCCCTCTAATAAAAAACCACCATCAGCAGTTTTCATAGTTGCATGGCGATCTGAACTTGGTAATCCTGAATCATCTATTGGTGGAAACTGAACTTCATCAACTTGAAAATTACGATCTGGGTTCACAAATCCAACTATAACTCTATTGTATCTATCATTCTTTGTAGGTGTAGATAATGAATAACCACCTATAATATTATCTTCTGTTAAAGTTATAGAAGCACTGCCTGTTGTTTCTATAATC